CGAAGGCGAATGTGATGCTATGGCCGTCTATGAAATATTTGGAGGTAAGTGGTCTGTTGTTTCTCTTAAGCGTGGCTGTGCTTCAGCAGTTAAAGATATTAGAGAGAGCTTAGAGTTTGTAGAAGCATATGACAATGTAGTACTTGCGTTTGATAATGATGATGCAGGACAGAAAGCTGCAAGGAAAGTAGCTCGCATACTAAAGCCTAACAAGACTAAGATAATGTCTTTTCCTACAGGCTTTAAAGATGCTAATGATATGCTTAAGCAAGGGAAGTTTGAAGAGTTTATTAAAGCTTGGTGGAACTCTAAAACATATACACCTGCAGGTATCCTGGAATTGTCTAGTAAGAAAAAAGATTGGATACAACGTAAAGATAAAGAAAGCGTGCCTTATCCGTGGGAAGGACTTAATAGAAAACTATTTGGTATGCGTAAAGGAGAGTTGGTTACTCTTACAGGCGGTACAGGATTAGGTAAGTCGAGTGTAACTAGAGAGCTAGAACATTGGCTTATTAAAAACACAACAGATAACGTAGGCATTGTAGCTCTTGAAGAAAATTGGTTACGAACAGCAGACGGTATTGTTTCTATAGAAGCTAACGACAGGCTTTATTTGTCTGAAAAAAGAGCAGAGTATTCTGATGAACAATTAGAAACTTTATTTGATAGCGTTATTGAAGAGGGTAGAGTCTTTATTCATGCGCATTTAGGCGCTACTAATGTTGATGAAATCTTTTCTAAACTTAGATACATTATAGTAGGCTGCGAATGTGAATGGGTAATTGTAGATCATTTACACATGTTAGTTAATGTAATGACAGAAGGAGATGAAAGACGAGGCATTGATAATCTTATGAATCGTCTTCGTTCTTTAGTAGAAGAGACAGGCGTAGGTATGATACTTGTATCTCATCTTAGAAGGGCAGCAGGAGAGAAAGGACATGAGCAAGGCATTGAAGTATCTCTTTCTCACCTTAAAGGATCGCAAGGTATTTCACAACTATCCGATTGTGTGATAGCATTAGAAAGAAATCAACAGGCGGATGATCCAGAAGAAGCTAACACAACTAAGATAAGAGTTTTAAAATCTAGATACACGGGGGATACAGGTTTAGCTTGCAGCTTAAAATATAATTCAACTACAGGAAGACTCCATGAAGCAGACATTGATTTCACCCCCCAACAAAATAGCTCATCACCGTTTTAAAAAGATAGTCTTTGATGTAGAAACAGATGGTTTAGAAGGCAATGTAATACACTGTATAGTAACTAAAGTTATTGGAGGCGAGACTCGTTTGTTTCCCCCTGATAAGTTACAGGAAGGAGTCAATCTTTTAGCCAGCGCAGATGTGTTGATAGGCCACAACATCATAGGCTTTGATATCCCCGTAATCAAAAAACATTTCGATGTTACCTTGACTAACCATATCGAAGACACGTTAGTAGTATCCCGCTTGGTTAACCCCATACTTACAGGAGGGCACAGTTTAGGTAACTGGGGCTACCTTCTTTATCCAAACGATGTTACTAAAAGGAAAGCAATACAGCCAGATAGTTGGGAAGAGTACACAGAAGAGATGGGAATGTACTGTGTCCAGGATGTAGAATTAAACACAGATATATACCATAAACTATTAAAAGATGTAGCAATGTTTAGTCAAGAGTCTGTTGACTTAGAACATTCAATAGCTAAGATAATTAAAGAGCAAGAGATTGCTGGGTTTATGCTTGATGAAAAGAAAGCAACTCTTCTTGCTGCTAAACTAAAGTCTAAGATGGCTGTGCTTGAAAAAGAAGTACACGAAACATTTAAACCTAAGTGGATAGACGATAGATTAGTTACTCCAAAATTTAATAAAGATGGTTCGTTATCTAAAGTACCTAAGTTAACTGACGAAGAACTTATTAAAGTTAAAGCTAATGACTATCAGCCTTTCATGCGACAAAAGTGGGTAGAGTTTAACTTAGCTAGTCGTAAACAAATTGGTGAATACCTTATTGACTTTGGATGGAAACCTAAAAAGTTTACACCTACTGGTCAGCCTAGAGTAGATGAGGTCACGTTAGAAAAAGTTAAAGGTATACCAGAGGCTTCTCTTATTGCAGAGTTTATGATGTTACAGAAACGAGTAGCACAAGTTAGCTCTTGGTTAGAGTTATCACAAGACGGCAGAGTACATGGTTTTGTTATACCTAACGGAGCTTATACAGGAAGGATGACACATCGAAACCCTAACGTGGCCCAGACACCTAAAGAGGGTAAGCCTTATGGTAACGAATGTAGAGAGTGTTGGACAGTACCAGAAGGATATAAGTTAGTAGGTATTGATGCTTCAGGCCTTGAGCTTAGAGTACTTGCACACTATATGAGAGATAAAGATTATATAAATGAAATTATTAACGGAGATATTCACAGTACTAATCAAGCATTTGCAGGTCTTGAAACGCGGAACCAAGCGAAAACTTTTATTTATGCACTTTTATATAGTGCAGGTGATGCTAAGATTGGAAAGATAGTAGGCGGAAGCTCAAGGGAAGGCGCTGCTTTGAAGAATCGTTTTTACAAAAGCTTGCCTTCACTTCTATTACTTACACAGATGGTTATAAAATCAGCCCAAGCCAAGCTATATCTAAAAGCATTAGATGGTAGAATCATTCATATGAATAAAGATAAAGTTTGGAGTAGTTTAAATACTTTATTACAAGGTGGTGGGGCTGTTATTATGAAGACTGCTTTAGTATTACTAGATAATAAAATTAAAGAATTAAAATTGAACGCAAGGTTTGTAGCTAACATACATGATGAATGGCAGATAGAAGTTATCGAACATCAAGCAGAGCAAGTAGGAAAACTTGGAGTAGAGGCA